GTATAGGTCGCCACGGTTGGCACCACGGTTAGCATCATACTGTATGAATTGCTCTAAGCTGGTAACACGACCTGTGCCGTCTTTCTTGGTAAACATGTGCTTGTCTGCAACAACTAGCACACCGTCCACGTTACGACCAAACACTACAGCAGGAAACCCGTCCCATTTAACTGTTACAGTTTCTGGCTTGTTAGCAATATCTGTTAATGCTTGTATAGCACGGGACGCACCTGTACTGCCTTCGCTGAAGATTAAATCCTCAGGATGGTCAATGCGGGTACCTTCTGTTAAGGTGCGTATGAATTCTAAAAGTATCATTTACCACTTACGGCAAGACCAATATCTTGCTTTTGTTCTTGGACCAGGGTTAGCACAATTGTGACGAGCACGAAAGCTCTTACGACGTGCTGGATTTGATTTCTTGATCTTCATGTTAGGATCGCCAAAGTTAACTTTTTTAACGTTACCAGTTGATGGATCTTTTACATAAACTTTAAACTTTTTAACATCGCCACGCATGGGTTTGCCCAGCGGAACTTTGCGACCACGATATTCTGCTTCTTCTAGTGTTTCTTCAATTTCGCCGTAGGCTTCATAAAAAGCATCACCGTCGTAGGTTTCTTCTAACTGTTCTTTAACACAGTTATTAACTCTAACGCCACCTTTAATCTTGGTGCCTTGCTTTTTGTAACCAGTCCAGCACTTAGGATCTAAGCGTTGCTTGACTGCTTCTGTGATAATTTCTGTAATTTTCATTATAGTTGTCCTGTAATGTTTCTAAACCAAGCGGCTGTGCCCGGCTGTACATCTTCTGGTAAACTGATAACGCCTTTAGCGGCATCTTGTCTAGCTTGTGCTAATTTACCGTCCCTATCGGGATCGTTCTTCAATGCGGCCATTACCGTGGCTACACTATTTAAATCATCTGGTTTTGCTTTAGGATTCAATAAAATCTTTGCGGCATCTTTGCGATTGTTAGCAACAACTTCATTGTTGTCACGACGCATAACTGTACCACCAAATGCATCTACTTTTAGTCCAAGGTGCTTGGCAATTGAATTTAATAAAATGTACAGGTGTGCGGCCTTAAAGTTAGGATCATCATACATACCACGTGGGCCATGTTGATGCCAGTCTGCTACACGCTCTGCATCTTTGATAACCATTAGGTCAACTTGTGCAGTACGTGGACCTTTTTCTGTTTTGTATGCCACTTCAATGTGTACATTACGACCACTGATCTTTGTAGGATAACCTTTAGCATTAAAGAATTCTGCTAATGCTACTTTGGCAGCTTTTTCATCTTCGGCTTGAAACTTTTGCATTACTGCATCGGCATCAATGAACAAATCCATGTCACCGGACTCTACTTTAAATCCTGCCGAGCCAATGTTGGGTATGGCTTTGATACCACTGGGCATATCTAATTGAACGTGATTTACAATACCCTGTACATACTGTTTAGGTATTGCTCCGTCGCCAAATATATTTCCGCCTTCGTATAAAAACATTATGCTGCCTTTGCGGTTAGTGCTTGTAATAAATTTTTGTCTTGTACTAATGTGCCGTCGTCATTGTACCAATCTTTGCCCTTACGATTGTATGTAGTTGCAGGTGCGTCTCTGTATGCTGGCAAATTAATTTGATCTTTGTTGGGGCTAACTTTAGCCGATTTCCAAATTTGTTGGTTAAGCTCGTAGCCTGTAGTATGGTCTTTGTTGTCAAGACTGTGTTGACCAACTGCATAATTGCTTTTTAGTCCAGCATGATTAACAATGTTTGTTAGTTTTTGTATATAACTATCATTGTCCTGTTGTTTAACTTTTGGAGTAGCAACACTATCTGGAGCATCAAGTAAATCATCAATTGGTGCTCTAGATGGTTTAGGGGCTTTTGCAGTAGTAGCAGTAGGTTGGTTGCTGGTTGGTGGCGCTACTGGGGTTGCCGCTGGCTGAGTTTGAGCTTGCGGTGCAGTTGCAGGTTGTTGAGGTTTTTGTGACCTTGCTAGTCGCTGTGCTTTTAGGTTACCAATTGCCTGTGGCACACCGCCAGCGACTTTTGGATCGTTGGAATTGTTTGGATTATTACCATACTCATCCAATTGACTCTCAACAATAATTTCTGTTATCTTCATACAGGTTTTTTAGTATTCTTTTTGCTTTCAGCTTTAGTGCCACCAGCTTGCATCCATAAACTCTTTAGAGCTTGTTTAACTGCTGGATTGCCAACACCGCCGCCCGCGTCGGCAAATGCTTTAAAGTCTGCTTGTAATTTTTGTGCAAACGCATTGGAGTCTGGTTTAGCAGGAGCTGCCGCGGCAGGTTGTTGTGCTTGAGAAGCGGCTTGACCTGGCTGTGCATTTGCATCAACTTTATTGGCAGGATCCATGATGGCTTTTTTGTCATCAGCATCGTCGACTGTTTCCCAATCGCCATTGTTATCCATGTCAATGACTAATTGTCCGGCCTGATTGGTACCAACATTATATACGCTGTCGCTACCAGGAACTTTGTATTTCCAAGTTTGTGTTGGAGCCTGCACTGGTTGAGCTTGTGCCTGTGCTTGTGCCTGTGCTGGTTGTTGTGTAGCGGCTTGAGCAGGTGCTGGTTCAGCGGTAGGAGCGGCTGTTTGGCCTAGACCTTGTGCGGCACGGTCTGCAACATACTTTTGAATTTCCTGTGTGATGAACTGACTGATCTGAGCAGGATTAGCACCAGCCGGTTTACCAGCAGGAGCTTTGCCTAAGAATTTGGCTAACCAAGCAGTTGCTTGTTCTGGGGTAGCTTGTTGGCCACCTTGTGCCATTTGTGCGGCAGTTGCATTCCACTGATCAATTGCTTTTTTAACAATTGTACCAGTTTTATCTGCTTGCTTGTTGGCGGCGTCTTGTGCACCGTAAGCGGCTTTAGCACCTGCTAATCCACCTTGTCCTAAACCTTTAAAGCCTGCGGCTACATTTTTAGCAAAATCTAGTGGGCCTTCATTGATGATAATTTCGTTAGTTTTCATTGCTTCGCATTCTCCTAATTCCGCGTGTGAACTTGGTAGGATCTTGCGAACGAATACTGTTGAGTAAACGGCGTTCTAACTCATCGGCTTGTTCAGCGTCAAAGTTCTCTTTAATGTAGTTTATTAGATTTATAGCACCGGCGATAACATTACTGGCACGTGATTCCACAAGATTTCCCTTGTCTTTGTGCTGTAATAACCCGTCTAGCTCGTCTAAAATACTACGAGTACGCTTTTGCAAGATTCTACTCCAATTTAGTTATATTTAGTTGAAATATTATTCTTTGGCTTTCAAACCTGCAAGCATTTGTTTGAGCTTGTTGCTTTGTGCTTCGCCCGTAACTTTGGGCATGATTTCGCCTGTGTCTTGATCTACTGAATTTGTAGACGCAGATACTGTAGTGCTGGTTTTAATTTTACTTAAAATACTGCTGGCTTGTACGGGACCACCTGAATGTTCTTGTGCATCTGGGCCCGGATCTGTAATACGCATGGTTTCAATGTTGTATTCTAAATCAACTTTCATGCCCACACCGTTTGAACTACGAGTTTTCATTAACTGAATTTGATAGCGTCCACGCTCTTTCATAGCACGACTTGTAAAAATACCAAACACGTTGTCAGCTGTGTTGATCTTACTAATACCACCGGAAATATGGCTATGGTCAAATTCAATTTCTTCCACAGCACTACGATTCAACTGCGATGCTGTTACTAGTAGCACACCCAGTTCTTTAGATAAGTTACGCAATTCTTCTGACACATACTTGTCTTTAACAAACAAGTCATTGGGACTAACTTTAGCACTTACTGGCATCAGCAAGTCCAAATAGTCAACCATCATAAAGTCAACTTTGTTGCCGGTTTGAATTTGATATTCTTTAACAAAACTGCGAATGTCGTTGATGTTGCTTTGTGCTGGCAGGGACTTGATACGATATGTACCGGACTTTTTACCCACCATTCTAATTTTTAGTTCTGTGCTGTCAATGTCCTTGCGAATATCTTTTGTGCTGGTATTGGCCAACATAGCGGCTGTACGCAATGCACACAATTCTTCACTCAATTCTAAACTGATATACACACCACTGAGTCCTTGTTGCAACCAGCTGAGTGCAATATTCATCATAACCAAAGATTTACCAGAACCAGACCCACCTGCAAAAATGTTAAGTTCGCCACGGCTAAATCCACCGTATAAGATCTTGTCCAAAGTAGGCCAACCTGTGCTAACCTGTCCGCCTTGATTAAAGTATCTGTTAAGAGCATCACCGGCTGTGTTAAAGAAGTCTGTACCAAGATCTTTGGTCAACGAAATCTGTACTGCATCCTTGATCAATTTTTCCACAGGATCATACTCGCCCTTTTCCAACAAGTCTGCGGATTTAAGAATAGCACGTTCTAGTTCTTGTCTGCGAGTAAACTGTTCAAACTCACTCATGAACCATTCGTTATGCTCGGACATTTCACCAGCAGGTTTTAGTTCAACACCTGTGGTTGCACGGATTTGTTCTATAGTGGGAAGGGTACTGTATTGGGCACTATAGTCTGTGATAAATTTTGCAGTTTCACGCAAACTGCGATCGAAGTTTTCAGCATTGTAGATGTTCTGTACACGCACAAAGTTCTGTGCGTCATTCAACATCATTTCTAAAAATAATTTTTGTAGTTCTGGACTGTATTCTTTAGTTGACATATATTATTAATTATACAATTTTTTCTTGAGTAACTCAATTTTAAGTTTGCCAGTTTCTTTTGCGGCTAGTATGCTTTTCAAAACAAACAACTTGCCCAAGGCTTCTACTGCACTACCAACATCTTTATAGTCTTTTTGCCAAATAGGATAGCTGACATGCCATCCATATTCTATGGCCGCATCCACTAACTTAGTGCCTGCACGATCGGCATCGGGTACAACAATAACTTCCTTGCCCAAACTATCAATGATGTCTGCTTGTACTTCACTACATTCATTGCTTAATACTGCAATACCATCAATGGCTATAGCATCAAACGGACCTTCTACTACAATAACAAACTTTGAATCTTTCGATTGTTTGTCAATATTGAATACATAGTTGGGTTCGTAGTTGGAATGATATTTAGGCTTTACACCTTCGTCGAATGTTCTAGCTGTATACCCAATAATTTGATTTTGCCAAGTAAACGGAATAATCACACGCTTGTGTAAATTATACTGTGTCACTGGAGTCCAGTAAAAGTCGTACTTGGTCAAGTCCACGTATCTGTCTGCTAGATAACAAACACTCTTATGAAATCCTTCTGGTACATCTTGATCTCCATTAAGTGTATAGAATGTGTTTAGTGCCAGTAGTGTTTGTGCTTGTTCGGGCAAAGTTCTTACCTTAAAGGTAACTTCTTCTTTGGCCGCTTTTTCCAATTGTTCAGGAGCAACTAATTCCTTGACACGAATAGCATCAATGACTAGACGTTTAACTTCATTTTCACTGGCACCTAACCAGCTTAATAGTTTACGGAACTTGTAGGTTAAATGGCGGCCGGGAACATAGCTGGCTTTGAAGTTACAATTAAAGCAATGATAACTAACACCGCCATCTGCATTGGCAACCAGTCCACCACGTCCACGTGTGTCTGCAGACTCTCCATTGTGATGACAACAAGGCGCATTGAAACTGATCCAACCCGAAGTTGCATTAGTTTTCTTTTTAGCAGGAAGTAGTAGCTTTACGGCGTCTTGAATAGAGTTCAACATTCCAGTTAGTATACACTAAAACAATACTAATTGCAAGGTTAAACTGTTTTGATTTTAGCCAGTTTTAAGAATTCAAATAATTTGATATAGTACCAACCAATATCAAGTTCGAACCAACGACGGCTGAATTTTGGGCTAGCTGGTTCTAAATGGTGGTTGTTGTGTAGTTCTTCGCCACCGATTAGTATACCAACAGGTACTATGTTACGACTGTGATCCTTGGTTTCGCCGTTACGATAACCCCACCAATGCCCGATACCATTGATAAAACCTGCGGCCCAGAATGGAATCCAAATCATTTGTATGCCCCAAACTAATAATCCCCAGGCACCAAACAGGGCTAAATCTATCAATAACATCAGTATAAATCCATGGCGATGATATCGAGTATAAAAAGATTCCATACGATCATTGGGTGTACCCATTCCGTACTTGAGTACCATTTGAGGATCTTTGGTGGCTTGATGATACAAACTCCACCCGCTTAGTAATAATCTCTTGATGCCAAACAAGTGCGGACTGTGCGGATCACCTTCTACATCAGTGTTTTGATGATGCTTACGATGTACAGCTACCCACTGCTTGGTAGTCATACCTGTGGTTAGCCATAGCCAAAATCTAAAGAAATGTGCTAGTGCAGGATGAAACTCTACACCTCTATGTGCTTGACCACGATGTAGATACAACGTTACTGACACAATAGTAATGTGTGTCATTAGTAGAGTTATTAATATTAGTTCCATCCTATATTTAGCCTATAAATATCTTGATGAATATACATGCAGATCGAGACTATTGGACCAATTTGACTTGGCCAGCGGCACCTAACGATGCTGATTATACGGTATTTGAAAGTTATTGCACAGGTCGTGTGCTGTTGTTAGGTAGTACCAAATTGTTGTTACCTTTGGCTACAGAAGCATGGGATTTGGAACCTAAATACAGCGACCCTAAAATTAAAAATCGGGACTGGTTTTCAATAGATCAACATTGGGATACCATTATAACAGATGGCGGATTGGTATTTGGTCGCGAACACAGTGAACAACTATTGCAAGCAGTACTACCAAACTGTGACCGTTTTGTTACTAGAAGTTTTTTGAATCCCAGCTGGCCTACCAAGTATGCTTGTTATTTCCCTCGTGCTGAAGAACTAACACCCAAACCTGAAGAACACCCAGTCAACGAAGTTTACACATTTTACATATGGAACAAATAAAACCCACAATACTTGCCATGTACTCGGGCGGATTAGACAGCTTGGGCATGATATACAAGTTACTTACAGATCCTGAGTATCAAGATTACAGCCTACACATTCATCACATACACAATCGCAATGTAGAAAATAGAGATCAAGCAGAAGCCATTGTGGTGCCATTGGTTCTAAAAGAACTTAAACAACTAGGGTTTAGTTTTGAGTATAGTGAAAGCGAAATACAAACACAGCCATATGGCAGTAGATTCTTATACGACACCGACAGCATCAACTTTTTTGCTGGATATATTTGTTCAGCCAATCCCAATATAGTAAAGGTTGCTTTGGGTATGCAGGCCAACGATTACAACTTATCACTTGAAGATCGTCGTCGACGAGCCGATGCTATACTAGCGGCATTTACACCTGTTGGTAAAATTTACCCTGTATTAACTATGACCAAGCGTGAGATATATGATATGCTACCGGCAAATTTGCGTAACATGTTTTGGAGTTGCAGGCGACCGACATACACAGAAAAAACAGTTGTGCCTTGCGGACAATGCAATACTTGTGTCAAACTGCGAGCCCAGGGTATACGCTAATTTTTGAAGTTAAATGCTACACTAATTCTCACATCTTGGCTAGGGTTAGGTCTAACTCTATGTTCCAATGATCCAGGAAATACTAGCAGGTCACCTGGTCTAGGTGTTTCGGTCCAATATGCGGCACCCTGTCGAAACTCAATATTGCCGCCCGGTACACTAATGTACAATACTGCTACCTTGCTCCAATGATGGTGAGCATGCCAGCCTGTATATTCGCCTGTAGTGTTCGCATTAAACCACCACGAATCTATAGCACCTTGTTCTGCTTGCACTTGCTGGTAAGTTGATTCAAACCATGGAAAAGGCTGACTAGTGTATGTCACACTTTGCCAGCCTCGGCCTCCGCGATTGCGGGGATTCAATTCACGCTGTAGCAGGATCTGCTCACGGAGTAGATCAATATCCGCCAGTGTTACCATTGTGACGCATGGTCCAACTGCTCATACAGTCTAGAGGTAATCCTGATCCTACTAGCCCCATAAAAAGTTGACATCTTTCAGCGCCTGACCATTCTTGGAATCGCATTCTGATGGGATAATATAAACCATGACTTAAAATTACGCTGTTGGGGTTTAGGTGACTGCCGTTGTTAGACCACAATAGTTTATTGTCGAAGTTAGGATCCAGTGCCGCAGTTCCGATCCAAAACATAGCTACATCATCGCTGTCTACTAACAAGTTGTAAACGCCAGTACCAGAGTTGCTTACCTGAATGTATCCTTTCCATTCCATACAGTAGTTTTCGCCTGTGGTAATCGTTCCAAAACTACCGTAGACATCTACTGTGTTGTGGTTTTCTGCGCCGTTAAAGATGCCGGGATTATCGTTGCCGTTGATGCCAGAAATGGACCACTGACCTGTGTATATTTTTCTCATCCATCCAGCAGAAGCATTGTCTATACTGGCTACGCCACTACCTGGATCATAAGCACTGCCCTGAGCCGACCACCCTGCTGAATTTGGCCAACTGGTAAGATAGTCGCCTGTGCCAGGCTCAGGACCAGCTCCGGTGTAGCCGCCGCCACCTCCTCCTCCAGTGCCACTTGCTAACAATATCTGTGATATAGGCATTGCTGTTCCTTAATCTGGTTGAACATTACCAGAAATGATCCAACGATCACGACCGATCTTTAGTAGAGTTGCCATACCATAATTAGATAGGTCGAAATAACCGTAAGTATCATCTCCTGCCAGTATAACAGTTACACTGCCGCCTTCTCTGTCGATACTTACAGTACCACCCGAATCGTTGACAATGGTAATCACTGTGCCAATTGGGAATTCTACTCGAGCATTGTAAGGAATAATGATTGCGTCACCGACGTTGTTGCATAAGATGTGATGTCCACGATCCTTCATGCCCAG